GAAGCTCTTTTCGAAGAACTTCTGCAGCTTGGTGAGCATCTCGTTGTAAGGGAAGGGTGTCCAGGCTCGTGGGGTTGTGCCAAAATAAAGACCCGCCTCCGCCAGGCTCAGTGTGTCGTTGGCTGCGAAGTCTGCGTCGGTCCATAACGCCATCAATAGGTTGTTTGAGTTGGATGGGATCGTGGCTGTCACCACGAAGTTCGTCCAGGTTGTGGTGACGTCGCAGGCTACTGGGCTTCCGATCACTGCCAGGTTTGCTCCGAGTGTTGGGTGTGTCCCATCGGCGTTGTATGCCGAGACCAGGGCCGGGATCGTGTTGGCGGTGCCGGATGAGTTCAGCTCCACCAGTGCGATGTAGATCGTCTTGCTGGCGCTCGCCTTCATCTTCAGTTGGAATGACATCGTTCGTCCCCGGAGTGGGATCGTGATATCAAACTCCAAGGGTTGAGCCATCAGGAACTTCCCGGCGTTGGTGATCTTCTTAAACTGCCCATAGTAATTGCTGCTCAGTCCTGCTTCGGCGCTGCCGTCTACTCGGATGTATTGAAGGTCGGCGGTTTCTCTCACGCACTTCCATTGGTCCGGTCCGTGTGTGTTGTCCGGGACTGTGGTGAGTGCGACAGGGTTGAGCCTTTGCGCAAATTCAAACCCACCATTGAGCAGGTTGTTGGTTGGGTCTTCCACTTCAACCACTGGGAATTGCCAGCTCATCTTGGTCGCTGCTCCTGGGTCCCATGTTAGGGTTTGCCCTGGCGCCGATCCTCCTGGGACGATGACGGGTGTGCTTGGTCCGCTTGCGCCGATCAGCTCACCGGCTGCCGTGAAGATGCTGGCGGAGATTCCCTGCTGCGTTCCGAAGTCGGCGACTTCGTAGACTGCGATCTGCTCGGTCGTCATCTCAAAGTTGCCGACCACTTCGCTAACGATTAGGATCATGGTATCAGCTCCACATCTCCGTAAAACGGGCAGGTCTTATCGTCGTTCGCATCGATGATGATGATGTCGTAGGTGGCTCTGCTGAACTCCAGCTCGTCGACGACTTCCGATAATATTTCGAAGTCCATCCGGCCTGATGCGGGTGTGAGTGCGATCCCATCGCCGATCGTCAGCTGGATCATCTGGTCGCCGTTGGGTCTGTCTTTGATAGTAAGGATGACGTCCCACCCGGTGATGTCCCTTGGGGTGACCTGGTCGTCTTCCTTGGCGGTGATCGTCATGCGCCAGTCGGCTCCCTTCTTCATTCGTAGGTCGCGCTGCACTGGCATGGCTGCGGTGATCACTTGGGTCATATGTGCATCTCTTTTCTAAGGAGTTGATAAACCGAATCCTTCGTCGGTGTCTGGTCTGTGAACCAGGCTATCAAAATCCAGCCTCGTTCCCTGGCGACGTTCTGCATCTCGAAGCGATCTTCCCTGTGCCCGGTGTGCCACACTCGACCCATCGGATCGAGTATGTAATAGATGGGTGCGTAAACGATGAAGTCTGCGACGTTCCCACCTCGGCGCCTGCGTCCACCGTTGAGTGGCACCTGGTAGTCCCATCCCCATCCGGTCATCTTCTCGATCTTCTCCAGTGCCAGGCTGGTCCAGTATTCATCCTTGCTGCCTGCCTTCTGGCCGCGGACAAAAAAGGGAGGCTGATCTGCCGGGTCCGTCAGCTTGGGCACTCGTGGCGATCTCTCTGGCCGCCTGACGTGCCCTGGCTTGGCGAATTCGAACAGCTTCTTCTTCTTCTTACTCAGCATCATGCTTCTTGGAGGCTGGCGGTGCAGATGAACAAGTTCTTCTTGAATTCGTTTCCGGTGTCATCGGCGAACCCGATCTGCCTGGTGGTAGGTGGGTTCAGGAAGATCATCCGGTCGTGCAGCAGTGGGCTGACGCTGTCAACGATTAACATCGAATCGCTCGATGAGTCTGCCATGTCTTCCAGGATGCGCAGCTTCTCCATCGCCGTCCATGCTTCGTTGTCCTGGTTTGCGAGCATCGGCTCGTGGTCCATCAGTCGGAATTGCAGCGGGTACATATACTTGACGTCGGTTCGAAGCACTGTGCTGATGATCACTGCCAAAAGCACCGGCGTCTTTGTTCGGTCGGATGTGTAGCCTCGTATCCGCAGCTGCAGTCGCTTGGCTGCCAGTCCGTAGATGGGCGTGAGATCGATCCCTTGTGTCGGGCTCTCAGTGAAGGCGTCTGCGAAGGTTTCCCAGTCATCGTCCTGGTTCAGCCGGTAGTCCAGCTCAAGCCAGCAGACGTTGTTGCCGCTGCTGTCCACCTCGAGCCCCTCGGTCTGGAGTTTGATCAGCTTGACCATCTTCTGCACGTCAAACATCCCGCTGTGCATTCGGCTGGCCACCACTGCGAACTCGTGGGTGTAGTGGTAGCTGCTGTCTTCCAGCTCGTTTGCGGTTTCACTTGGGAATGGAATGTATAGCAGATCCGTTCCCTGGTAGACCCACATCCGGTCGACGGTTGTGCCTGGGATCACCTGGAAAGCCAGGGCGCCGATCGGCTGTCCGAGTGGTGCTCTGTATCTCTCGTGCCATCCGTCTGAGTCCATGATCGACGAGTAACCTGAGTACCCTGCGTTGACTGCTATAAAGAACTTGCCGGGGTATCCAAGCATTGCGACCACGGGTCCTCGCCGGTTCTCTGGTAAGCCTTCACCCAGGTTGGGTCCGAAGTCATCAAACTGCCCGTTGTAATATTTTTGCAGTCCCTGCTGCAAACTAAAAATGAGATAGACGTTGTGCATCAGCAGTGCCTTCCCGTTGTTGGGGCTGCGCACGTTCTTCATCTCCGGCAGGTTGACTGGGTAAGGGTTGCCGGTGCCTGGCGCAATGAACGGGATGTCGGTCTTGAAAATCCAGACCGCTTCCACTCCGCCTGTGTCCGGGTATACGATCATGCCGTTGATCTTGCGGTACCTACTATCAATTGCGACTGCTGCAGCGAAGGTGTGCAGTCCGGTTGCCCATTCGACTGGGTCGGCGAGTGCGATCGATACGTTCCCGGAGGCGTCAGAGTTGTTGGCTTTGACGATCTTCTGCGCCTGGGGTTTGTATTCCAGGAAGACCGCCTTGTTGCCGGTGTCGTCACGGAACTCCCTGGTCCACGTGCCTGCGTTGTTGTATTCCCGCATCCAGCGGATCACCACTGAATCGCCTTGGGCAAACATCACGATCCCTTTGGTGGTCACCAGCACGTCGGTGACTGGGGCGGTGAGCCCATGGCCGGTGATCTCTGTGATCCCTGGATCGAGCAAAACGTAAACGGTCGACGTGGTGTGTGTGATGGTCCAGTTGGTATCGACCTGCAGGTAATTGGTCCCGTTGGCTGTGACTGTCCGCCAGGGTTGCACCTCGTCCTTGCCTGGTCCGTCGATCACCATCACGATCGCTCCGGTCTTGGCGTTGAGCGTCCAGTTCTTCGTGGCATCGTTCAGCCTGTTCAGCTGGCCGGAGTTGGAATCGGCGCTGCCGCGATCGCCTGCGATGTATAGCTTCGGTGCTCCACTCGCTGCTGATATAACGAAGTACTGCTGTTCCTGGTACTCGAACGGGATGCAGGTCTTGGTGGAATCGAAGTCGGTGATCCTATAGTAAAGGTCAAACGCTGCCGCTGTTGGGGTTGGGGTGAAGGCGCCTGATGTGTACGTGGTTCCAGCTGCGTCGCTCACTGCGATCATCCAGTGGTTGTCATCGTTGTCGCTCGCATCGGCGATGACTAGGACCCAGTAGTAAGTCAGGTTGGTCAGTGCCTGGTTGCCGGTGTATGCCTGGTTGACCCACTCGGAGAGCACGTCGTCGAGTGCCGTGTATGGGATGCTGGCTGCCACCAGCTGGCTGCCTGGTGCTCCGGCGCTGTCCGAGAAAATTGCCACCGATACGTTGGCAGGCTTCCCTTTGATCCGGGTGAGTATCCAGGCTCTGTATGCTGTGAAGCTCTTGTCTGCCTGGATGCGTTTGTAAATCCTTCGCCGTTCGCCGGTGAGTTTATGCCAGGTCACGTTGCCTGGTATGTTCTGCAGGTAGTTCCTGCCGTTGACGTATGTCTCTTGCGGTCCTGCGAACACCATGTTGGGTCGCCCGGATCGGGCTCGGTAGCTGTCCAGGTACTTGGTGGTGTCGCGTTCGAAGTCCTTGTTGCCTCGTCCGCCTGAGTAGTCATCCTGGACCACTGGGCTGTATGGGTAGTCGTACTGTTCGTAGCTGCTGGTGCCGCTGGTCTGCTTCTGTGCAGTGGTTTCGACTGGCACCTTCATAAAGCTGGTCGGTCCCTTGAGTGGTCTGCCTTGCTCGTCGCAGAGGATCAGTCCGACCTTCTCTCCATTGCGGTTGCGGATCGCCACGTGATGGGTTGGGTTGGGCTCGGTGGGTGAGCATTTGATTTGGTTCATGCCATCACCCTGCGTGCATCATCACGAGCGGGTCCCTGGGTCGGAGGGTCTTCAGCTCCTGCATGGCTCGGTTCAGTCGTTCTTCGATGCGGTAATCGTTGGCGGCTCCGTAGCTTCCCACTGCCCAGTAAAGGGCGTATTCTGCTGCCTTCCACTTGAGCCATGTGTCCCTGATCTGCTCGCTGATCTGGTCATCGTAATCGACCAGGTCCGGGTGATCCTGCCTGGTGTAGATGTGTATCTTCCACCCGGTGGATGGCGGGTACCCGCTATCAAATATGATCTGACCGTCGCGCTCCCTGGAGTGGGCTGATTCGAATATTTGGGTTTCGTCGGTCGGATGCTCCAGCTCCACTCGGACCACCTTATTGAAGCCATCCGGGATGTCAAACTTCAGCGATGTGCCGTCGCCCAGGATGTCTGCCGGTGGTGTGCTCACCGCTTCCTTAACGATGAAGGTATCGGTCAGTGCCAGATTGATCGCCGACACCAGCTGCTCGTGTGGGTAGACGGCTCGTGCGACTGCGTACCCATTTCCGGCTGCGATCGCCGGGGTCACCGTGTCAATGGTCAGCTTGTTCCCGTAGTGCTTGGTGACGAAGAATACTTTTCCGGCGTGGCTGCCGGTGAGCATCCAGAGTGTGCCTCGATCGAAGTGTTGGTTGCCCATGATGATCTTCTTCGGGTCCGTCAGGGTGGTGGCGGTCCCTGCCTGCGCTGTGCCCCTGGTCACTTCCATCAAAAGTGAAGCCACCCGGAGTGTCATGGCTGATAGGGTTGTCATGTCTACCTCGGTTGGTAAAAGACCGGGATGCGCTCAGGCATCCCGGTTGTATTGTTGGCTTACTTTAGGTGGCCTTGTTGGCGCGGTTCGCTGGATCGATCCAGATTTTGACGCCTCCGAAGTCGGCTCCGGCTCCGGTCACGTCCAGCTTCACCTGGACGTACTCTAGCTTGGTGTAGAACGGGATCGAGTAAAAGCCGACCGCTGCGATCTGCTTCATGAACATGTTGTATTCCTGCGTGGTAGATGATGCTTCCTTGCAGAACTCCAGCTCGATGTCAAGGGTGGACCCACCCACAAATGCGGGCACGTAAACGTGAAGCCATAGCGGGTGATCCATCGGGCCGATCTTGAACGTGGTGAGGGTGGCATCGGCGGTCAGGGCTGCTGATCCGTCACGAAGAACTAAGTTGGTATCCATTGTGTGATCTCCTATGATCTGGTGTCAGGTAGGTAGGTGGTGCTCTGCCTGTTACGCAGATTGCAAGTTGTAAGCCCGACCGATGGCGCGTGGGTGGTTGATATAAAGCCCGGCGCTTCCACGGACCACTGTGCGGTAATGGGTGCGGTTCTCCAGCAGGCCGACGTCGTCAGCGAATGGTTCTTCCTGGCACCAGCCAGCGACGTAGGGCTCCCCGAAGCGCACGACGAACAGGCTGCTCTTGGTGCTGCCGGTGAGTGCCGTTCCGTTGGCGAGTTCCGTGTCCGGCATGATCTGCGTGGTCTGATCGACCTTGCGCCCGATCTCCACGATTTTTGGGCCACCCTTGCCGTATGTTATGAACTGCCGACCGAGTTGGTCTGTCGTGGTGTCGAGCAGGTTGGATGATCGCATTGCGGATTGTGCTCGGCGATAGGTTTTCTTCCCCATGAATATGACCTTGTCTGCCGGGTTGCCATCGACCACGTCGAGCGTTTCGTCGATGACATCAAACAGCTTGTGCTGCCAGCTGGCGACTGCCGTGTCTGGTGAGATATCCAAGGCACCGGCGTCGATGGATTGCTCGGCGAGGAAATCGTTGATCAGTCGGTAGTGCAGTCCGACCAGACCGTCGACGTCCACTGCCGGTGATCCAAGGAAGAAGCTCTCGTTGAACTTGTACGCCACCCCTTTCATGATGGCTTCTTCCTGGGCGGCTCGAACGTCCACCAGGCTGTTGGCTTTGACGTACTCGTAGGGCACGTCGATCTTGGCTCCCATGAAGTAGAGTCTTTCCTCCTGGTCTTCGGGCTCTACCTTCAGATCAGTGAAGGCTGCGCCGACCTTGCGCCAGGGCACTTCCGGGATTTCGTTGAAGCGTTTGATCTTCTCTACGAGTTGATCAGACGTTTTGAAGCTGAGGTCTTCCAGGATGGGGCTGGCTTCCCGCCAGGTCCTGATGACTGCAGCTGTGATGGGTGTCGCTGTGCGTTCGTAATCCGCCAGCGTGAATTCGTTTGCCATTGTGCAGGCTCCTTTGCATTGTTAGTTGCTCCGGTCCTGCTGCCTGCTATTTACGTTTTGCGATGGGCGTCCCTGAACATCTGGTGCCCAGACTTCGCAGGTGCTTGACCGGATGGTTGTCCGTCGCTGATTACTCTAGCGTCGGCGGTTTGGCTCTGCGAGGCTGTTCGTTGTCGCTTGGCTTCGATGGCTTTGAATACTGTGCGCTGGTAGGCGATGATGTTCCCTTGGGGATCGTCGAGTGCGGCTTTGACTTGTGCCCACTCTGGATCGTTCTGAGTGACCGTCACACCTTCCAGCTTGTATGTTTCCATCGTCCAGTCGTAGACGGGGTTGCCGCCGACAAACCCTGGTGTGGGTTCTTCTGGCGGCTCCTGCGTGTTCAGCTGATCGATCTCAGCTTCTACTTGTTCACGCAGCTTTACCTTCTGCTCTGCATTGAGTGGGGTCGACGTAAGACCTTCGATGCTCGTTGCCAGTGCAGTGACCCTGGCTTCGACTGCTTGGGCTCGCGACTTGGCAGATTGTTGGGCTCGGCGAAATCCTTCTTCGACGGCTGCTGCCATTTCTTCCTTAGTGACAAACTGCTGCTCAGTCTGCTGCTCCTGGGTCGCTGCGGCTGGCGCAGGCTTTGGCTCTGGAGTGGTTGATGCAGTCTGATTGGGCAAAGTGTTACCCATGTGGAATGCCTCCTGTCCTGGAGATAAAAAAAAGGGACCGCACTTGGGGCGATCCCTTGTAAAAATAACGGGACCGCGTCGTGGGTCCCGTTTCTCTGTCTGCCGGACTATTTTAGTATGCCCGGCATTATAGCATAGTTTCCTTCCCGATCGCTTGCATCACCATTGCTGGCGTGGCCAGCTCGTGGCATGCCGCATCGCCGTCGCCGGTGGTAGGATCCGGAATCAGTCGTCTTCGTCGACGTGCTCATCGCCTTCGATCATTGACATGAAGTCGTCGCTGTATAAGCTGTGTTCGAACTCCGGGAAGAGTTCCCGGTGCAGCTGGTCCACTTCATGCAGCTGCGCTGCGATCCCTGCCAGTCGTTCAGGTGTGGGTCCGACTGTCATCACTTGATACGCACTCCACCATAAAACTTGCAGCTTGGATATCAAGATGGTTGACTTCATTCGGAAGTCCGGTTGGTTTAACATAGCTACTCCTTTTAGAATTATTTAAGGTGATTTGCCTCACGTTAAATCCCAGGTATCACGGTGTGCCTTGCCTTCACTGCGTGCAACCTGGGGCTTCCTGTGGGCACGAATTTCGGCCAACACCACCGAAAATGGTGATAGCTCCGGAGTTTCACGCATTTTACTCATCGGCGCCGAGCAGACTTAATTCATTCCGATAGCAGCCTGGGCAGACCCTGCCGCCGTCCGGGAAGGGTGAGTCCTTCATCTCACCTGTCTTCACTAAAACGTGGCACTCGCTGCAGGTCCCTTGCCATTCTGCGGCTGGTCGGAACTCCCTGCAGTGCATGCAAACGAATCCACTGCCGTCGCGTTTCCTTAGCCATCCGTGTTCGTTCTCAAAGCAGACTGCTTCGATCATGTTGTTGCTCCGGCATTTGTATCGGGTGGTCGCCTTGGGCATTTCTTCATGTGGTTGTCCCGCTCGCCTCTCTCAAAGAACCGTTTGTTGCACCACCAGCAGAACCAGGCCGCCGGTCTGATGGTTCCACCGATTCCCCTGATGACCTTTCCCTTTCGCACGCTGATGATCCTAACCATTGGCTACTCCTTTCAGTTGTTCGATTGCATCCATCACTGCGTATCTCTCCAGGGCTGGCATCGCTTTCAGGTTCTTGAACCACCTGGTCTTCTTCTTCTTGATCCGCTCTCGCTCTCGGTAGCCTACTCCAAGGTACCTATAATCGTGCAGCTCGAACGGCTCCGGGTAGTTCATCCACAGGCACTCCGTTGCCATGCCGGTCCGGGTCCTGGCTTGGAACTCGATGCGGCGCCATCCTTTCAATGCCGCATTATACTGCTCCGATCGATAGCCTGAGATCGCATGCATCCAGTTGGGTGGTGTGTTTGTGATCAGTTCCAGCAGCCTGGCGTGCTGCTCCGGGGTATCGAACTCATGTCGATAAATGTTGCGCTGTGTGCTCCTGGTGCTCATCAGGTATGGTGGGTCGTGGTAAACCATCACCCGGTTCTCTTGCCAGTGGTCCCTCCAATTCTCCAGGAACGTTATCGCATCACCCATGATGAGGGCATGGTCCCACGTCCCCTCGCTCTCCAGCTGCGTGATCACCTCGACGTCGATGTCGATGCCGACGTTTGCGATCGGCGCTGGCTTCTTCCACCGGCTGACTGCTCCGCTGCCGAAGAAGGTTTCTATAAACACATCGTGTGGTGGGATTTGGTTGATGATTAGTTGTGGGACCCCTGACCCGTTCTTCCCGCCTGGGTATTGGTGCGTGCCGTTCATGGGTTGCCCTTCACCCTCTCGCTCGATCGGGTCTGCATGAACTTCATCCCGTCGACTTCCACGTCGTAGGTCACTGCGCTAAATCCGGCGCCATCCAGGAACGTGTTCGGGGTCCGCTTTGCGAGTGTCGTCTTCGGATCGAACTGGTGGACTTCCCGCATGTGGTCCATCATCTCAGCGTGCGTGAACTGTGGGTGCCCTTCACATTCTAGGCACGTCCATGTGGTCGTGTGCTTCCATTGATCTGCCATTGCCTGGTTCTCCTTCATCTGAAGTATCACCGGGAATGGTGGTGTTGTCAAGGTCGCCGATCCCAAAATTCAGGGATTGAATTTTGACGGCTCCGGGCGTATACTATTCTCATGATCACCCGGAGTGCTGGACGCACCTCTCCCTTTAGCTTAGTCGATCCTCTTTCCTTGCCAGAGACCGTCGAGGGGATCACTCCGGGCTCGTCTAAAATTCTGAACTGACCCTTCCCGTCGCCTGGGCAAGTGGGGGAGGGGTCAATTCATTTATAGCCAAATGAGCACGCACCACTGTCGGACCGAGTGGTGCGTGCTGTTTTATATCATCTGCCCTGGTCCTTCTAAAAGGAAGGCAGCCTCCTGGTTGTACTTCTTTCGGATGCGTGTGATCTGCTGCTTCAGTGCGGCGTATAAGTCCAGGTCATCAAGCTCGACGATCCAGGCGACGTTCTGCCAGGGCATCCAGGTTGATCCGCCGCCGAAGAAGTGGACCTTCATTGCGTTCCTTATCAGCGTGTCCATCTCCTGGGTGAAGCAGCTCCATTCGTATTGACTCAGCTTGTCGTCTGAGTTCCCGATCGAGATCGTTGCGTAGTGGTTCGGCTCCTGTGTTGCCATGCTACTCCTTATTGGATTGGTCCGGCTGCTGCCGGTTGTTGGTAAAGCATCGCCGGTACTACCTGTGCGTCGAGCCAGGTCTGGAAGTCACCGTATGGTTGTCCTTCCTTGAGCCACACCTGCTGCATGGCGAGGGTGGCGCCTTTGCCTAGCTTCTTGCCGGTCGCTGCGTAAAGCACCACGAACTGTTCGAGCCCATCCGGCCACGTGCTCGTGTCGACCTGCTTGAATACTTTTCCCTGTAGGATCGGCTTGAGCACTGGGTACTTCTTATAATACTCCAGGTCCCTCCACTTCCAGTAAGCGTCCAGCTTGGGGAACTTCAACAGGTAGGCTGCTCGGTCGCTCTTGGCCAGGGAGTAGTATCCCTGCTCCAGCATATAGTATTCCGGGAACTTCTCCCGGCGCTGCGTGTAAAACGAATCGGTGATCGCCGTGACTGATGGATCGTAAAGGTTCAGGGCTGGCTGCTGTGCCTGGGGGACGTCGATGATCGGTGCGGTCTGTTCGGTGCGTGGGATCATGGTGCCGAGCATCTGTGCCCACTGGGTTAGCGTTTCCACTGGGATGGATTCCATGTCGCGTGTCTCGGTGTCCAGGAAGGATCGTTGGAACTCATCGCCGAGTTGTGCGGTCGCTGCCTTGCGGTTGGTGTCGCCGAGTGCCATGTATGCATCCCAAATGTTGCCGATCATAAACGATCGCAGCCGGTCCTGGGGCTCTTTGCCTTTCGCCAGGTATGCTTCGTACTCCGGGTGGTCATCGAAGAATTGATTGATCGCATCCTTGTCACCGTTGTCGGCTTTCTTCCAGGCTTCGTTCCATTCACCTTTCAAGCCTCGGTACTCCAGCTCTCCTGCCGGTAGCAGCTGGCTGCCGAAGAGTGATGGCAGGAATGCCTGGGTGCCTGCGATCGCTCCTTCATGTGTGGCTGCGTAGATGGTTCCGGCGAGTGGGGTCTTCATCGCCAGCTCCATCTTGACCCGTTGTCGGGCCTGTTCGAAGAGTTCACCCTGGCGCTCGATCATGGTGGTCTGTGCCTGGTCGCTGGTGATCAATCCTTCCGCTACCATGTTGGCGAGTTGCCGGTCGATGTAGTAATTGCCGTACTCACCGAACTCTGGCAGGTTCAGCTTCTTCCTTGCCCATTGCTCTGGCTTCCCTGCGAGCCCGATCAGCTGACCGATCGGCTCTGCCCACGTCCCTTGGGTCACGGTTTCGATTGCTCGTGCCGTGTTGGTCAGTGGTAGGTTGGTGACCTTGTTGCGATCTCCCTTGGAGATGCCTGGCACTTCAATGCCCATCATATTGAGGGGTGTGCTCAGGTACCAGGCTGGTCCGAACATCGTCGCCATAAAGTCAAACGGGTTACTGATCTCGGCTTCCCGGCGCTGCGCTGCTTCTGCCGAGGCTCGCTCCCATAGGGCTCCGCTCTGGCTGGCTGCAGCTGCGGCGACCTGGTCCTGTTGAGCAGATCCGTCCGCTGCCATCTCCTGCAGGATGCGCTCCGTTTCTATCACCTGCATGTTCTTGTCACGGCGCATGGCTTCAATGGGCCGCAGGAAGTTTGCCGGTGCGAAGAGCATCTGCATTGGATCAATGTATAAGGCGTCGCCCATCCAGTCTGGCATCCAGGGTGCGGCGATCTTGAACTTCCCTCGCAGGCGCTCCGAGATATCCCGCTCGTGCTTGTCCTGCATGTTCCTGATGCGTGCGTAGTTGGCATACCAGGTCGGCTTGTCGAGCCCTCGCATTGCCCAGGTCAGCAGGCTCCTGGTGTAATAGAACTCGTAAGGCGCCACCGATTCCAGGTGCCTATCAAACCCATACCGGCGCTGGTAGTTGAGCATGGCGAAGTCTCGCTGGCTCTCACCCCATTTGATCGTTGAGTTCTTGACGGCTCCCATGTCGCTCTGGACCTGGCTCACGTAATCTCTCAGCATCTTCTGGCCTGCCGGGCTCACGTCCTTCATGGCTCCGTCGAGTGGTCGCTCGGTCTGCAGCTTGTTGATCGCCACATCCTGCATGGCATCGAGCAAGGGTTGGACGTGGTTGCGGTAGCCTTCATCCATCCATTCACTGTCTGCTCGGAAGCTGCTGGCGTTGTCCATCGTTCCGAGTGGCGCCTCGCCGACCAGCCTGACGGATGGTGGCATGGTGTCTCGTTGACCTTTGGGTGGGCGTTGTCCGGTTTCGATCCTGCGCTGCTTGTCTGCATATAGCTGGACGTCTGCAGCTGCCAGGTCTTCGCCGATCCCATAGCTTACGGAGAAGCCTGTTCGCTTCTTTCCACCGATCTCAAACTCAAGCTCTGCGACCTGGCGATCGATCGCGGCGAGTGCATCCTTGGCAGTTGCTTCGTCCGGGAACCAATAGACAAACTCGTCGCCACCTTTACGGAAGGCTCTGCCTCCCACTCGCTCGATCTCAGTCTTGGCTACTCTGCCGATGCCGGTGATGATCTGATCACCAGCCTCGTGTCCGAAGGTGTTGTTGATCGCCGTCAGTCCATTCAGGTCGCTGGTGGCTTCGAGCCATCCGTCTGGCTTGGAGTCTATGCCGAGTGCGACGACGGTTTCCAGTCCGCTGAGTGGGTCGGTCAGGGTCTTGTTGAGTAGCCAGTCACGTGCCTCGGTTCGCTCGGTGGCATCCAGCTTATCCCAAATCTCACGCAGCCTGGCTGCTGCAGTGTTCCTGCGATCGGCGCTCTGCTGCAGTGCTTCTCTCCCTTCGAATTGATAGAGCGTGCTCTGCTCGCCGGTCGCTTCCCTGATCTGTTTCATGAGTTGCCGGAAGCCGGTGGGCGATGCGTCACCTTGCAGGCTCAGGCTGGTGCCGTCCGGTCGGCGGATGTCCACGTGTAGTTGGTGGTTGACGTCGTTCCCGATCGATCGCCGCAGCAGCCTGGTCTGTGCTTCGGTCAAGGGTCCGCCGATCTGCAGGGATGTCTCTTTGTAGTCAGCGGATAGTCGGATCGCCTTTGCTTCGTTGACGAACTTATCAATGGCTGGTGCGTAGACGTCGGTGGTTTCCAGGTCTGCCTGGTCGAACTGGTCCGGCCACAGCTCGGCGATCTCTGCGTGGTATCGCATGTCGTCACTGGTCCGGTTGAAGTCCAGCATGCGCCCATCGGCAAGGATGAACCCGGCGTCTTCAAAGACCGGAGTTAATCCGAAGGCTTTGATCGCCTGGCTCACTGTTTGTGCATTGCCTTGGGTCATCGTGTGCGTGTCGTCGAGCACGTTCAGCTCGATGCTCCTGGGCATCCTGCCGGTGGTCTTGTATCTATCGAATGCCGGTTCGGTCAAGACGGCGATGGCGTCATATCCCTGTGCCTGGGCTGCCTTCTTCATCTTGGCGTCCAATGCGAAGCGATCATCGATTGAGTTGATCATGTCGGGCGGCTCGATGCCGAGTGTCTGCATAATCGTGATCTCGTCGCCGACCAGCGGGTTGCTCACGTTCACGTCGAACGGTTCGTCGATCGGTCTTCCATAGAACTCCGCCTCTGCGTAGCTCGATGCATAAAAGGTGCCGCGTTCCTGGATGGCTTCGGCGCCTGGCAGTGCGGTCCGGTACCACTTCCTGTGGTTGATATGATCGATCATCTCCGGCTCTGCTCGTTGGAAGAGTGGTTGCCCTTCCATCACTGACTTCTTCATTGCCGGTGTGACGTCGATGCTGTGGACCCGGTTGCCTTCTGAACTATAAAAGTTGACCAGCTTCTTGGTTTGTTCGGTGCCTCGCAGTCCAGGTGTTACGTAGGATGAGTCCAGGAAGCCACCATCTTCGACGAAGTCCGCTTGCTTCCGCAGCAGGTCGCTCATCACTTCGTCCGGCTCCATCTCTGCTGCCCTGCGTAAGACGTCCGGTGTCACTAATGCATGGCGTTCCGGTAGGTCGAGCAGCTCCGGGGTCCCCACTGTAGTCTCTCCGACTTGGGCTCCCCATTTCTTTCCGTACTTATCTGCCCAGGCCGGAAGCATCTTATCGTAAAAGCCCTTCATGCCTTCGCCACCGACTTCCAGGTCGGCGTCTCTCCATTCGTTGGATGTGTCTGGTGACTCTGTGATCTTGGTTGCCAGGTCCTTGCCTACGATTTCTTCCACCTGCTCCGGTGTCAACCCTTGCCGGTCGAGCAGTGTCTGATCCTGCTTGATCGCTTCGATGTTGTATGTGCCGTCCGGCTTTCTCCAGGATGCGATGTAATCCACTTGCTTCGATAGATTGTATCGCTCTGCCTGCTGCTTGCCGGTGGTCCATGCCACTCGCTCGTATCCTTCTTCGGCTGCCATGCGCAGGATGCGCTTCATCACCAGCTCGTGCCAGGTCTTTTGGAAGGGTGCCTGGCTGATCGGTCCCGTTTCCGGCAGTGCTTCCATCTTAACTTTCTCAGCATCCCATTGCCGGTAGATTTCCTGAGCCCTTGCCTGGTCGTCGAGGATGTCCTGTGGGTACTGCATGGCTGCATTGAAGTCTTCGTATGATCCAGCGTTCTCTCGCTTGATCAGGAAGGCTTGCTTCTTATCGGTGCCCTCGTATAAGAGTGTGCCGTCCCTCGCTCTGATCCACGTGGTCTTGGCTTCGTCGGTCTTGTTCCACTCCATGATGCGGTACGCGAGGTCCTTCTCTATGTTGAAATAATCCAGACCGAGTTGATCAACTTGCGCCTTCTGAGCCTGCCGAGCCCGGTCGATCTCCGGGTCCCGGTATCCCTTCTGCCTGCCTGCCTGGTGCCAGTCGCTCTGGATTTCCTCCACCATGAGCACCCGCTTCCCATCGGCATCGACGCGGTCCGTCAGCCTGGTGTGTGCCAGCACGTTGGGTTCTTCCCAGTGGCTGCTCTTGTATAAGACTTCGCCACCTGGACGCTCGTTGCGTGCCAGGGATTCCAGTGCCATCGTCCGGGCTTCTGTTTCGGTGTCACCTATTCCGAGCAGCTCTCCGTTGTAGTGCACTCTCCAGTCTTCTGGTCCATACTGCCTGGGTGCTGCCAGTGCGGGTAGCTCGGTCGGTGCTTTGATTGGTGGGGTCGGCATCGTGTATAAAATCTCCCGGTAGTTCTCTCCGCCTGGCAGGGTGTAGTTCTGGTACTTTGTAGCACCGCCTGTGCGGTTTCTCGTTGCCTCCTCGACGTGGAAGTTCCAGGTCGTTCCGTAGATTCTGCTCATGTCATTGGCGTAGCGCCGGGCTCTTTCCGGCATCGATCCTAGTCCGTATACCTTCCCATCCAGGTCTGTGAAGATTTGCCGCATGGGATCGTCTGGATCGGTGTCGTGTGTGAAGCCCTGTTCTTCCAGGGCTTGCTTATATAGCTGCCACCCACTGTCGGTTTCGAGTTTCTCCCAGGTCCGCTCGGCGATCTCCTGCATGTCGATATCGGTGCTGCCCTTGCCCTTCTTTACTTCTTTGATATCGATCCGGTGGGTGTTCAGGACGTCCATCACTTCGGCTTTGGTGATCTTGCCGGTCCTGGTCTTGAGTAGATCGTCGAGCCCACTCCACTTCATCTCATCGGCTCTGATGCCTGCCTTCTGTAGCACTCCCTTCAGCTGGTCGATGGTCATCACTTCCTGGCGCCAGGCTGTGATGGTCTGCTCGGCTTTGGTGTACCAGATGTTGCCGATGCCGACTTGCTCCAGCATCTCCGGGGATGGTGGGGTTCCCTGGCGCAGCTCTGCCAGGTGCATCTCTGTTCGTGCTGCGATCTCGCTGGTCACGTCGATCGGCTTCTTATAGGAAGCTCGTGGGTCTTCGGCGCCGAGCATTCTATCAAAGGCTGCCTTGACTTCTGGTGCGATCTTGACGTCGATGGCGCTGCCGGTGATCACCTTATAGATGCCGAGCATCCAGTCCCGCATGGCTTCGAAGGCTTTGCGCAGCGCCGGTGTGGGTGCCTTGCCTTCTGTGATGTAGCGTTCGAACGCACGTGCGTACTTCTCCTCGGCTGCTCGGTGCCAGACTCCGTCTCTGACTCCTGCCCATTGTTCAATCACCTGCAGGTCCGCACGCACCTGCTCGTTCCCCGTTCGTGCGACCACGTCTGTCATCACTCGCCGATAAATGTGGGCGTTCTCGTGGATCACGGTGCTGACGTCTGCTCGCTCGAACGCCAGGATGGTTGCCTTGATCCCGTCTGGTCCAAACTGGACGGCTCCCTTTGGTGCTGCTCCCATGTCCTGGAATTGGAACTCATCGATCGCTCGCTGCATACTAGGGATCGCCTTCGATGGTTCGTTGCTCTCGAATACTTTCTTGGCGATCTGTGCGATCTTGTTGATGCCGCTCGGTGTTGCCAGGGCTCGGTCACTCACCAGGCTTTCGCCGTTGGCATCCCGGATATCAAACGTGATCATGTCGGATGGGTGGTCCTTCAGGATTTGCCTGATTACCTTCAGCTGTGCGGCTGTAGGGACCGTGTTGACCAGGTCGATGTTGGTTTCGTCTGGCGATACCCACCAGTGCACCGATCCTGTTTCGTTGGCGAACTCGTCCCCTCGATAGGCGCCTTCTCCGGGTCCCATTACTTCGGCGATCACGCCATGTTCTTCGAGTGCGATCAGCTTGCCTTCCGGTGTCAGCCAGAGTGCCGTCAGCGGACTATTTGGATCGTACTCGGTTGCTCCGAAGGTTTCGATTGCTCGCTTCGTCCAGTCGGTGCGCTTCGTCGGCTTATAAGATGCCCTGGCTTCTTCCAGCCAGGTCTGGTAGTAAGCGTCCGGGTCCCGCTGGAAGAGTAGGTCGATGTTCTGCCTGGCGACGGCTTCTGCCATCTTCGGGTCCAGCTTGTAAACTGCATCGATGATCTGGCGCCTGGCGCCGAGGGTGCTCTCTGCCTGCAGTGCGTGACCCACGTGCTTGGCTCCCTGGCGGACCAGGGCTTGTGCGTAGAAGCTGGTTTCGTCTGACGTCAGGGATCGGTTGATGGGTTGTATCTGGAAGAGTGGTTGCCCTTCCATCACTGCCTGCCGCATCTCCGGGGTCACGTCCAGGCTGTGGACCGTTCCCGCCTCTTGTGTTAGTTGCACCGGCTCGACCGTCCCATTGAACCACTCGGCCTTCTTGGCGGCTTCTCTCCTGGATGTGTAGGTCTGGACTTCCCCTTCCCAATCCACATAGCTCCCGTCGCTCCGTCGCACTCGATAGGCTTCCACTGTTTTGGTCAGCTGCGTGCCGGAGACTTGGGCTCCCCATTTCTTCGCGTACTTATTGACCCAGGATGGCAGCATCTGATCATAGAAACCCTTCATGCCTTCGCCGCCGACCTTCAGGTTCTCTCCTTCCCATCGGTGGGTCGCTGCTTGGGAATGATCTGCTGCGACGATCTTCTCCGCCAGGTCTTTGCCGATCGTGTCGGCGAGTTGCTCAGGTGTAAGCCCTTCCCGGTTCAGCAGGGTTTGTCTGCCCTTGACCGCGTCGATGTTATATGTTCCGTCCGGGTTCATACTTGAATCGATGTGGTCGACTTGCTTCGCCAGGTTGTATCGATCTGCTTGCTGCTCGCCGGTGGTCCATGCCACCCGGTCGTATCCCTCATCGGCTGCCTTGCGTAGGATGCGCTTCATCACCATCTCGTGCCAGGTCTTTTGGAAGGGTGCTGGTTCTACTCCGCTGGTGCCCTTCTGCAGTTCATCTAGTCGTGCCTGGGCGACCTGCTCCGCTTGCTCGGATGCTTGCCTTGCTGCATTGTAGCGAGCCTCCTCATCGGCATCCAGTTCATATCTCCAGGCGAGTTGGCGTCCCTGCTCATCTCGATACTTCTTCTCGAACTCACCCATCAAATCCATGTAGGAGTTGTTCTCCGGCAGTTCTTCCCATCCGTTGTTTGCCTGGTCCTGCAGGAAGTTCAGCTCTGCCTGCTCGTCCACGGATAGCTCTCGCTTGTATCCCTTCTGCCGACCTGCCTGGTGCCAGTCGCTTTGGATTTCTTCCACCATGAGCACGCGTTTCCCATCGGCATCGACGCGATCCGTCAGCCTGGTGTGTGCCAGCACGTTGGGTTCATCCCAGTGGCTGGATTGATACTTGGCTGGTGGGTTTGCCCTGTAGTGTTCGAGTGCTGATGCGTGTGCATCCATCGGCGTGGGACCGGCGCCGACTACCTGGTCCCCATCCCAGTATTGATAGACCTGCCTGCCGTTGAGCATGGTCTGCTTCATTGTCGTGGTCGCTGGCAGTGTGTCTGGTCGTTTGCCTGGCATCGTGAAGAGCACTTCCTGGTAGTTGGTGTGGTCGCCTGGCAGGGTGTAGCTGTGGTATTTGGTGGGCGAATCACTCTCTCGCCTGCTCTGCGTTTGGTACCGATACTCCCGCTCCAGGGTCATCTCCATCTTGACAGCTGTCCGCTGTATGTCCCCTGGTGGCATCTCGTCGCTGGTGATGATGTCGCCTTCTGCCTTCGCATCGTGCCATCCGAACTGCAGGCTGCCTTCGTCGTCGACGAACGCATCCAGTTCATACCCTTTCCGACTCATGCGTGCCGCCTGGGTTCTCCATCCATGCTGCTCGTTCAGGTTGTCGAATGCCGCATCTATAACCACGTCCGGGTCCGGCTCGTTTCCTCCGCCTTTGACGATCTCAGTCATCTCCATGCGGTTGGCGTCGAGCACTTCCTGCACTTCGGCTTTGGTGATCTTGCCGGTGCGCTCTGCCAGGAAGTCATTGAGCCCGGTCCACTGCATCTCCTCGGCCTTGATGCCTGCCTTCTGCAGCATGCCGCGCAGCTGGTCGACGGTCATTGTCTCTTGTCTGATCGCCGTGATCGCTTGCTCAGATTTGGTGTACCACACAGGTGCCTCTCCTGTTTGTTTCAGCAGCCCTTCATCGCTGGCTGCTTTGCGGATGTCTTCATAATACCTGGCGTAGAAGTTTGCCTGGTCTTCGCCGGTGACGTTGGAGTACCAGGTTGCGACGGCATCGCTGATGGTCATGTATGCTTCTGCCTGCTCGACCGGCAGTCCCATCTCCTGGATGATCTTCTCCTTGAGCAGCTGCTTGGTCATGGCTGCGTTGCCTGCTGTGTCCGCCTGCTCTTGTGCGATCTCAGCTCGAGCCTGGGCTTCGGCGATCGTGCGGTTGCGTTCGTTGGCTTCCACTCGGGCCGCAGCTTCATCGGCGATGTTGCTGATGTGCTCGTTCCACGTGGTGCCATCATGCCTGGTTGCGTTCCCGATCTCCGGGGGAAGCTCTCCCATCGTTTCATACATAGTCGCCAGGTCCCCTCGGTCAACCGCGGAGTTCAGTCTCTGCTCCCAGGCTGCCAGCTCGAACGCACCGCCGTCGCCGGTGGTAGGATCTGCGGCTTCTTCTGCAGCGACCTTCTCGTAGTGGATGGCTGCGTCCCGCTCGATCGCCGGGTCGTAGTTGTGTCCCATCGGGTAGATGTTCTCTCCGCTCCGGGCTCGCTGGATCATGGCTGTCAGCTGTGCCACTCCGCCGAGGTCGGTTGGGTTGTCGAGGTCGATCGGGTATCCGTCGTCGGCCAGCATCCTTGCCATCTCATCGATGCCGATCCCCTGCCTGGTAAATGCTCCGGGCATCCCACGTGGGTTGGGATCGCCGGTCAAGTCACGGGCCAGCGCCAGGGAGATTCCGCCGTGATTGCGGACGGCTCTGAGTAGCTTGGTGTTGTTGTCGATCGTGCGGTCGTTGCGTGATCGCCTGCCGGTGCCGGTGTCGACGGCTCGCTCTGCAGCTGCGGTTGCTTCGATGTCCTTCAGTTCGTTTCGCCTGGTCAGGATGCTGCTGATCCGCTCTGGTGTCAGGCGTGGGTCATCGAGCCCGGTCAAGTCCGGGATGCCGCCGTATGCTTCCTTCTTCAGGGCTCCTATCAAAGCGAACCGATCCTGCAGCACGTTGCGATCGTAGGGCAATCCTACCCGGTTGAACTGCTCGGCTGCATCCCATACTGTGCTGACTCTGGTGGCTCGCTCTGCCTGCTCCTGTGCCTGGCGCTGCTCCGCTTCGGCGATCAGCTGGTTGCGTTCTTCTTCCAGGGTGGGCACGTCCCTGCGTTGTTCTTCGAGCCTGGTCAAGTTCTCAGCCTGGACGTTCTCCCTTGTGGGCCGGGTGGTCTGCTGGTACTCGCCTCGCAGCTGGTCGATCATCCCTTCGGCTGATGGTGCGGGTCCTGGTCCTGGCTGCGTGGGTCCACTGGGTAGTGCTGCTGTGCCGGTGGGTCCGGTGCCGCGTCGAACGATTCGCTCCAGTCGGCGGATGCCTTCCATGTTGATCCGTTCCAGCTCTGCGATCTGTGCGACCTTCTCTTGTCCATAGTATTTGTACTTGGCTTGGGCTCTCTGGTCTTTGGTCATCCCCTCGAGAGACTTTCGGAACTTCCGTTCCCTGCTCACGATCTCATCGCTGAATCGGTTGGCGTCCTTCCACCATTTGCGTGCTGCTTCACCGGCTGCCGGTCCATGCATGTCGGTGTAGATGGTGGTCAGGCTCTCGCCGATGCGAGCGTCGTTGGCTTTCTTTGCTTCGAAGGCTTGGGAGAACCTGGTGTCGATCTCCTTCTGCAGCTCTGCCCAGGCTTTGTTGCTCTCGATGCTTCCTGCTCGATCGCCGGTGTACGTCTCGAAGAACGATCGGCGCTGCTCCCGCATGAAGCTGTAGGCGTCGCTCATCACCCGGTCGTTCTCTGCGATCGCAGCCAGCAGTCCACGTGCGGACGGGTCGTTGCTCTTTCCCCAGGCTTCGAAGATGCCGAGGTAATTGGCGGCTGTGCGTGCGTTGATCCGCCTGAACTCCTCGCTGCTGATTCGGTAGGCTTCCTCGATGGCTCTGTTCTTAAGTGCCGTGTCCGGGACGTCTGCCAGGTCCTGGAAGATTTCGCCGAACCTATAGTAATGATCGAGCCAGGCGTCGGTGTATTTGCTGTTGACCTGCATGACCGTGTCGAGTGCGGCTGGTGCTCCTTCGAGTTCGACCTTGTTGGTCACGTTCTCTGCCATCGCTCGCAGGTCCCTGGCGGTCTGCATGTCGTTGTAATCCCTGGCGTGTTGGGCTGCCATCTTGAACGCACCACGGACCTGGTCCGGGGTCTGTGCCTTGGTCAGCGCATGATCTAACGCGTCCAGCACACCGACCTTCTCCAGGAGTGTGGCTGCCTGGCTGGATGGGATGCCTACCTTCTGTGCGGCTTCGTTGATCAGCGTGCGGCTCATCATTCCCTGCTGCCTGCCAAAGATGAAGCGATCGATCTCCGGCTTGTTCATTCCGGCTTCTATCAAAGAGTAGATGGTGTTGGGGTTGATCCCTGCCTGCTCCACCTGAGTGCGCAGCTGTGGGCTCATCTCCTGGAAGCCTACGCCTCGGCGCCAGGTCTTCGCCCATATATCTTTCATGGCGATCATGGTGCCGTGTTTGCTTTCGGTGCTCTCGAACCAGCTGCTGACTTTATTGAACGGCATTGCCTTGCCGATGTTGCTGACGATCCTTTGGGCTGCTCCGAGTGGTCCCCGTTGGTCCCCGCGTATAGCCATATCGATCGCCGATGTCTGGACACTCCCTCGTGTGGGTGCCATGTCCACTGCTCCGCCGATTCCCACTCCTTCTGATAAACGTGCAGGCTCCACTCCGAAGCGGGTCAGCCAGCTGTCGATCTGGTGTGGTGTCATGTACCCATAGATTCCGGTGGCGGCTCTGTGGACCATGTTGCTCAGTCCGTTCTGCAGTGCGTAGCCTGGGCTGCCGCCAAGCAGTAACACTGACTGTGCGCTCTTGAGTAGATGGGTCGTGCGGAAGAATGCTTTGCTCTCTGGCGTGTCCTTCCCTAAGCCTAACCGCTCGGCGGTCCACTCATCGAAGTGTGATCCGAGTGCATCCATCAGGCTGGCTTTCCATTGGTCCGGGTGCCAGTGCAGTGCTCCGGTGCCGGTGAACGCACCGACGATGTCTTGCAAGTGATCGGCTGTAAATCGACCAGCTTCGATCTCTCGCAGCAGATCCGCTCCGTCTTCACCGGCTGCCTGCAGTCGTTGGGTCAGGCGCTGCATGTCCTGGTCGGGTGTGCCTCGCTTCGCCAGGTCTTCTATCAACTTGCCAGGGTCTTCCCCTAGCACGTTTGATATCCGCATGAGCATGTCTCGCTTGGGTGCCGTCAGGTCCCATGCCTGGATCAATCCGTCCAGCTTCTCGATCTTGAAGTCCTTGAGGGCTGGCAGGATGGTGTACCACTCCGGGGATGCGGCTACCTTCCCGGCCATCTCTGACCAGAGTTTCATGTCGCCGTTGCTGACCGATCGGATCATCTTGCCGATCTCGTGCGGGTCTGCCATCGATGAGAGCAGCGTTCCGATGTTGTTGTAAAACATCGAGGCGCCTTCTCTTGCTCGGCTCTCTGGTGTGAGTGCTGCCCAGTCTTCCTTCAGCTTGCTCAAGAGTCCGGTTCGCTTGGCTGGTACGTCGAGCAGTCCGGTGTCGGTAAGTGGTCCGGCTTTGATCTGGTTCTTGCTGTTGATGCCTGCGATCCACCGGCTGACGGGTCCCATCTGTTCGTATGAAAAGCCTGGCGCCACGTCGCCGGTCTGGACCAGGGTCTTGTATCTGCGTGCCGCTTCGAAGGGTGCGTTGGTTTCCATGAACGCACGTGCGGCTGTCTCGTTGCCCATCACCTTGGCGATGGAGAAGTTGATGGTGTTGGTGGCTTCCGGTAGCAGCTCCAGTGGATCGATCGCTGCCTGCCCTGCAAAGTCGGCGATCTGTGCTCCGACGTACTGGCTGTGCTCGCCGAGCAGCTGGCGGACTACCACTCGTGGGTCTTCCCCTTTGATGATCGCATCGTGGATCGTGAGCCTGGCTTCTCTCAATAGCTCCGCGCTGTCGGTGACTCTGTATCGGTTCCCTGTGATCGGATTGATGGCGGTTGCCGTTGCCCTTTCTACTGGGGCGGCCTGTCCGAGGATGAAGTCTTCTCCTCCTTGTGCGAATTGGATGTTCTCCCGCTTCGCCACTGCCTTGATGTCTTCGATCGATCTCACCCCTTGGGTGTCGCTCACTGCCATGATCAGTGCGATCGCTGGTATCCAGTTGCGTGCGCCCAGGAAATCTGACACCTCGTACGTTAGTCTGCCTGCTTCCCATGTCGCTTTGCGTGTCGCTTCATCCGTCAGCATTCGCTTGGCTGCTTCGGCTGCTTGCTCGTTGCCCTGCATCCCTGCGATCGCTGCGTCGAGGTATTGTGTTGCAAATCCCGCCGATTGCTCGGCTCCTTCAGACAGCTTATTAAGAACCGCCATCATACCTGCTGCGGTCGTGGGTTGATCAAGCACTCCGCCTGTCGGGTCGTACTCTTGTCCGCCGATCAGGCCGAGCCCGTATCCCGCAGCTGCTCCTACTATGCGTCCAGGCACTCCAAAGATTCCACCGGCGTGCGCTCCTGCGAGTGCCATCGGGGATGCCATGATCTTTGGGTTGCTCATCAACTCGTAGTAGGTCTTCTGCCACTTAGGGACCCGGCTCCAGTTGAAGTTGGGGTCCTTCAGTATTTGATCTCGTGTCTCTACTGGGTATGCCGTGATATCAAACTGAGGGTTCTGCAGCAGCACCTTTCGTTGCTCGGTGCTCATGTCATCCCAGGCTGCTTCTCCCTGCTGCACTGCTTTGGGTGGTGCGAACGGTGACGCCTCGCCTGGTGGCTGCGCCTCCGGTGGTCCTTGTAAACTCTCCAGGTATGCGAGTGCTGGATCATCTCCGGGCAGGTACTTCCAGTCGGTCGGTGGTTTGCCGCCGTTGCGGAAGCTGTGCCAGTTGTATGCCTGCTCGATTGCCTTCTCTTGTCCCTGCATCCACGTCGGCAGGCTGATGTCCTTGGGCGTCGCTTTCAGGATCGCATATGCGTCGGCGACCTGGCGTGGGTCTTGACCGAAGTTCGGTGCGTATCCTAGCTGCCGTTCGAGTGCCTTCTTCGGACTGATGTAATTCTTTTGCATGTCCGGGGTCAGGCTGTTGTAATAATTGGCGTAGTGCTGCTGGTAATACTCGCTCGGCTTGACGTCTGGTGGATTGCGAATGTCGATCGGCACCGGCTTGGGTTGCTGGATCGTCACTGTCTGCTGCGGGATGTTCTTGGGTGGCTTCTTGATTGGAGGCATGTTGATATCCTATCGTCATTCCTGGTGGTGGTGGCCATGGCTCTGTTGGTCCCTACCGCCAGTTACGGTGGTGGTGCACTGGCATCGCCGTTCCTGGTGGTAGGTGCCGGCCACTCTCGCCGGTTCTGGTGGTGCGGGATCTCATCGTCGTATGTGGTGGTGCTCAGTTCACTCGCCGTAGTTCCATGAGTTGAGCCCAAGGTAAAAGTTGGGATTGTTCGGCTGGTAGCCATAGCCACCACCCCACCCACCGCCACCGCCTTTGGGCTTCCACTTCCCTCCCCAGTTCGATCCGTACGATGATCCGAAGCCCATTGGCTCGGTCAGCGATTCCAATACCGGGAAGTAGGGTTGCCCGACGTTGACCCCTCCACTGCCTGATAAGAATGACCCGGTGGGATAAACTGCCGGGTTGGTCGGTGGTTGATAGATCGATCCGTCGTTCATGATCGTGCCGCCTCCGCCGATAACTGATCCGGTCGGGATTGGTTGTGTGGGTGCCATCCCCGGATATTGTCCGGGTTGAAGCAGGTCTGCGTACCAGGGTGTTGCGGGTCCAGTTCCTTGCCAGCCACCACCACCGGCTGGCTGGTGATCCTTGGGGCGTTTCTTCTTCACCGGCACTCCAGCTGGTACGACTGCTGGTGCGTTGGTCGGCGTGTAGGTCGGCAGGTTCAGCGAAGGTGATGGGTTGTAGCTTCCACCGTAGGCTGGTCCGGGTGGGTGCTGCCACCACTGCAGCGATTGCCCTGTGCCGTAGTGACCCTTCTTGCCGATCGGCTGCTGCCTGATTCGTTTGTTCGTGCTGCTGCTGTTCAGTGGTGGTGTTGGTTTGTTTCGTACTCCAGGAGGCATTGGTATCTCCAGTGTGCTCACGGCTATCAGTATGGCTGCGAGCAACAATAAAAAGATTGGGTCGAGTTTCTTTCTCATGTTTGGATCATCTCCATGATCTTGGCGTAGGTCTTTGGTAGTTGTTGTTTCACCATCTCTTTCTGGTCTGGCGGCATGGTCATCCATCTCAATGCCAGCGCACTGACCATCATCGGCGCCGCCAGGTCCTGTTTGAATTCTTCGACGATCTCCATTGCGATCGCCTGCACTTCCAGCTTGATATCGGTTAGGTCGAGGTCGCTCATTGTGCGGCTCCTGACTTGAGTGGTGGTATGCGATTCGATTCGAGCAGCTGCCTGGTCACTTCTTCTCGCCGAGCCATCAGCTGTGTCATCTCTGTCTGGCTCGCCTGCAGGTTGACGATGATCGTGTTCATCTGGCCTAGCTGCTCCTTCAGTGTTTCGTTGATCGGCACTCGCTTTGCCAGGTCCCGCATGGTGTCCAGCTGCGTGGTCGCCGACGTGAGTTGTGCGTCCCGCTCCTTCAGTCGATCCTGCATCTGCTCCACGTGCCGCTGGCATTCGACGTTGGCTCTCTGGAGTGCGACGTTCTCCTGGTAGAGTTCATCGTTCCGGTCTTGCAGCTTCTTCAGTGAGTCTGTGAACTTAGTGATCGCATCGGCATCGGCTGCTCCGCTCTGTGACTTGGCCAGCCTGCGTGCGTTCAGCCAGCTCATGGCGCCGCCGATAAATGTGAGCACTCCAATGATTAGGGTTACGGTCGATGGGTCCATTTGCTTATGTTCTCCGTAAAGACCGCGAGCAGCTCCGGGTTGTACTTGTCGTGGTCCTTGATCAACTGCTCCATTGCTCGCTCGTGGGTGAAGGTCGGGTGGTAGCTGCGGACCTCGGTCAGCGCATCGTATGTGTCGACGATGTGGACGATCATGGCGGCGTGTGAGATGTTGCTCTCTCGTGCGTGGTCCGGGTATCCGCTGCCGTTGTAGTTCTCGTGGTGGTGCCGGATGATGTCCAGGATCATGGCGTCGAGCCTGGCTTCGCTTGCGAGGGTGTATCCAAGCATCGCATGCTGTCTCATAACTACCAGCTCGATCGGCGCCAGCTTGCCGGTCTTGTTAAGGATGGCTTCCGGGATCGATGCCTTGCCGAGGTCATGCAGTGCGGCGCCCACGTCCAGCATCTCCAGCTGGTTGCTGTTCATCCCGATCGTGCGGCCAAACTCGACGGCGATCTGTCGGACCCGATCTCCGTGTTCGTGGCTGTAGGTTTCCCTCTGCCTGCTCAGTTGTCCCATCATGCGGATGATCAGCTCGTGATCGACCTTGACCTTGCTGTTCATGGAAGCGGCTGCTCTCCTGGCATCGGCATCGGTCCACCCATTGGCGCCTGGATCATGTTCGGTTGTCCCTGTGCCATTGATGGATCGATCATCGGCTGCCCATTCTCCTGCTGCTGAAGCATCGCCTCATCTGGTGGTGCCGCCTGGGGACCTGGTGGTATCGCCGGTGGTGGTGGTGCTGCAGGGGGTTTGCGTAGTGCGACGGCGATCATCTCCTGCATGAAGCCTGGGTCAGCCAGCATCGCCTGGATCATGGTCTTGAGCATCTGCTCCTTGACGACTTGCTTGCGCATGGCATCGCTGTCGCCGATCTGCAGCAGGTTCGTGTGCTTCCATTCATCGCTGACCAGGTCGCCGAGGTTCGCAGCCACTTGTGCGTTGCGCAGGTCGTCCTGTGGTAGCTTCGGCTTCATCGTCACGATGATGATGTAATCGTCCGGGATGTCTGCTGCCGCCAGGATCGGGTGATCGATCCCTTCGTATTTCACTCGGCAGAGTATGTGATCGAAGATGTCCCGGAAGGCTCCTTCGATTGCTTCCTTCGGGTCTTCGAGTGGTAGGGTTCCTGCGCTGCTCATCATTGCCAGTCCGCTAAAGGTTGACCCCTCGACCGCCTGTCCGAGTGTCTGCTTGTAGATGGTGCTGTCGTTGTTGACTGCATCGAGTATCTCTTTGATCCGCATCGTGTCGCCGTCCACCACTGGGAAGTTGGTCGCCTGTGCCTTGGCGAATATCTTCCGCACGCCTCCGGTGTAGTCGATCTTCAGGGCCTGGTCGGCTCCTTGTAAACTCTCCGGGTCCACCAATAGCAGCGGTCCGGGTAAGCCCTGGACAAAGAGTGCCGTGAAAAGGTAGGTATAAAACAGGTTCTCTCGGCGATCCCACTCCCCTTTGGTGTGTGCATATAGGAAGCTCTGCGAGAACTTGTCGCTCTCATTCCATAGGCTAGTGCCGCCTGCAAACCTGGCGGCGATGTTGATTGAGTCCATCATGTGCGGCTTGGCTATCAGCGTTTCCCGTCTGCCTTCGATCCATGCCACCCGGTTGGTGCGATCGATCCAGTCCCATATCCAATAGCTACTCTTGGCGCTCAGTCCGTCGACTCCCCACCGTTCTTCGATGGCCGGTCCACTCAGCTTGTACTTGCGCAGGTGTGCGCTCATTCCGAACTCTCCCCATCGGCTGAACGATTCGCTGGCGTTGAGTGCTTTGAGTAGGAAGGGTGTGTGCAGTCCGATCTTCTGCAGGTACTTCTTTTGGGCTGCGTCCTTCTGCACTGTGATCAAGTCATCGACCTTCTCGGCTGCGATCACTGCCGGTCCGTATAACGTTGCCGATAGGTTGAGGTCCTTCTCCACTCGTGCTCGGCGCATCATCCCGGACTGGTCCAGGATTTGTTTGAGTGCTCGCTCGATCCGGTTGCTGTTGGGATGGGTGTCGCCGCTGGCATCGGTGATCGTGATGTGGATTTCACTGGTGTCGAGCAGTCGCTTCATGCCGGTGACTGCGTTGCGTCCTGTTGGGCTGATCGTCACCTTCCAGTCGTTGTCATCGATGTTGTTGCCTCGTGGCTTTTCGTTGGCGGTCATGAAGTAGATTTCTTCGTACCGCTTATAGAGATCGGTCAGTCGTTGGTGACTCTCGCCAGTGGTCAGGCGTTGTGCTTCGGCTTTGACCTTGGTGATCTCGTCTTGGGGTAGGGTGGTGTCTGGCATATCAGATTCCTTTCACGGCTCTGCCTGGGTGTGTGCTCCGTCTGTCCTGGCCGCCTGGTGCTGGCGGTGGTGTGTCGGTGCGCTTCTGGTTGGTGAACAAGTACCGGCACGTATCGTAGGCGTGGTCTTCGGCGGTGGTGTCGACGTCCTCGACGTTGATCGTGTCGTGCGCCAGGGTGGATAGCTGCTCGATCAAGTTCACGCATGTGCTAAAGACGACCATGCCTGGCTCGCCGTTGGGCAGATCCGCCAGCGCATCATCGATCTTCCGTTTGCCTGAGATGCGGTCGTTGTCTGCCCTGGTCAGGTAGACCTTGTTGTCTTTGTAGATGTCGTTTGCCGATGTGATCTTGGCTGCTGAGTTCTTCCGCTGCCACATCGCCGGGTCGCCGTAGTGGATGCTGATCACTTCGTTCGGCGGTGTCATCTCCTTGATCATCTCGGCTTGCTGTGTGAGTGTGAGCCCTGGTTGGTAGGCTTCCCTGTAAACGATCACCTGTCTGGTGTTCGGGTTGCGTGCTGCCCATAGTGTGCAGAATGGTGCCGTCGTTCCTTCGTCGGTTGCTCTCCACTTGAACCAGGTGTCCGGTATTTCGTGCGGCTCTACCACGTGGCGCTCGTAGTCCCATCCTGGGAATGCCATGCCTGCGAACGCATCCCAGTCTGCATCTCGCCAGGCTTTGCCTCGTGGTCCCTTCAACCCTTCCAGCCAGCGGATGTACTCGGCGTGCAGGAATGGGTTGTCCTTGTAGGTCACGTTGAAGAAGCGGGTCCACTTCTCCCGGTGCTCTCGGGCCGGGATCACAAATGCCTTCTTGAACCAGAGCAGTCCTGGTCCGTCTGCGTTGGTGGTCAGGTACATCCGAGCACGCCAGTCTGACCTGGTTGTGCGCAGGCTGCCTCGGATGTTCTCCTTCTTATCTTCTGGCAGCTGCGTGGCTTCTTCGACGGCGATGCCATCGTATTCCAAGCCCAGGTATTTATCGATGTCCCTGGCGTTGTTGTATCCGCCGATCACGATCCGGCTGCCGTTGGGGAACTCCACTCCTTCGGCGGTCGCTTTGTGTGGTGTGAATCGGAAGACCTTCCGGGTCAAGTCGTCCAGGCTTTCGGCTGCCGACTTCATGACCTTCCTTAAGAATAGGAACTTCAATCCATCGCGGCGCTGGCAGTCATCAAGTCCTACTTGTGCCAGGCTTGCAAATGATTTGCCTGGTCCCCGGCTCCCACCCATTGCGATCTCGTCGGGTCCGTCTTCCTGGTCGGCTTCCCTGGCTGCTGCGTGGAAGGGCATCATGCTCTGCAGCACGACGCAGCCTCCTATAATGAACCGCTCGATCTGATCTCTCGGCATCTCTGCTTCGGCTGCCGCCTGGACCATTCGAAGGATGCGCTCGTCAGCTTGGATGGTTGGCTGCATCTTTCGGCGCTCCGTATACCATGTCTAGGATTTGTTTCAACCCTTCAACGTTCAGCGTGCCGTCGAAGGTGATCTTGGTTCCTGCCATGTCCAGGTTCATCAGCGTGCGGATGCTCTCTGATAGCTTGCGCACCTGGTCGACGGCTCCGAGCACCCCTCGGTACGCTGCCGGTGACGTCGAGAGTATCAATCGTTCGAGGCGCTGCCGCTCCAGCTCCCTGAGCAGGTTGGTTCCGTCTTCGATCTCTTTGCCTGTTCGCTCCAGTGCTCGCTTGACAGCCTTGCGTGCTCCTTCATGGGTGATGCCTAGTGCGTCGCCGATCGCTTCGAACGTGGCGCCGCCGATCCGTAGTTGGACGGCCTGGTTCTCTCTGACCCTGGCTGTCACTTCCTTGACCGACGTCGGTGAGTTGGCTCCCTGCAGCTGCGGGTTGGCGCTGATCAAGCTGGCGATCGTCGTCGGCACCACCGGGACTGGTGGTGTCTCCGGAGTTGGTGCCGTCTTCTGGTTCTTCTTGCGTGGGCTCATTGCAACTACCTTATTGCAACTGACTGATGTCGATGCCTGGGAAGCCTTGGGCTGCTCGTTCGAGCGTGACCGCTATGTACTTCGGGTCCAGCTCCACCCCTCGGCATCGCCTGCCGGTATTCTCTGCGGCTATCAACGTGGCGCCTGCTCCCAGGAAGCTGTCGATCACGATCTCACCGATCGTCGATGAGTTCTCGATCGCTCGCCTTGCCAGGCCGGGTGGCTTCTGTGTTGGGTGCAGGTATTCCTTGGCGCTGTCGCGTCTGATCTCCCAGGCTGATGAGTTGCTGTTGTCGGAGATCAGCATGCTCTCCCCTTCCTTCATCCTAATCAAGCGGACCTTGCCTGACTTCGGTGCGTTGCGCTTCAGGTACATCTTGTGCTCCCCGTAGGCGAGCAGCACTCCTGCGGCGATGCTCACTGCGCTGTGATCGTCGGGTGTCACTCGTATCCGCCAGCATGTGCTCTGCTTCCGGTCGCCGTAAAACGCAGCGGTGCTGCCCTGCTTCTGTGCATAGAAGAACGGCTCGTGCTGCCAGCGGTAGTCGCTGTGTCCCATCACGAAGGTTTCCTTGACCCACACCAGGTATTGCTTTTCTTCGAGCCCGACCGCATCCATCGCCCATTCAAAGTCTCGGCGTGTGCTCGATGCGTGGAAGATATAAAAGCCTGCGGTGCTCAACGTATGATCCATCAGCTGCTTGAAGGCTGGCTTGAGCAGCTGGTTGACCAGCTCGTCCTGCTTCAGTTCGTCATTGAGCACTGACTCTCCGCTGCCTCGGCTCTCGTAGTCCACTCCGTAGGGCGGGTCAATGAACACCATGCTTGCGACTTCTCCACCCATCAGCTGCTTGAAGGTCTTCGGCTTGGTTGAGTCTGCGCAGATGATTCGATGCTTGCCGATCTGCCACATCTGCCCTGGCTCCGTTCCCCATTTCATGCGCAGCTCTGCCGCCTTGTCGATCAGCTGTTGGCCTGCATCGTCATCGCCGGTGGTGCCGTAGTCGATCCCGCTGTCCCTGGCGAGGTCTGACAGGAACTTGAGCACGTCGGTGTTGCTCGTGTTGACCTGGTCGAGCAAGGCTTCCATGTTCATGCGGTCGGTCGTTGCCAGTGCGGCCATCGCATCGATCGAGAGCAGTGCCTGGGCTTCTTCTTCCGGGCTCAGGTCCACCTGGATGTATGGCACATCGGCGTCGCCGTTCTTCGCGGCTTCTTCGATGCGCTCGTGCCCATCGATCACGTGTCCGGTTCGGATGTTGTCGATCACCACGTCAAACCAACCAATCGACTGCAGTGATCCCTGCACTGCAGTCTTTTGGCGGGCCGGATGCTTGCGCCAGTTGTTAGGGTGTGGGTTGAACTGTGATGCTGGCTTGGTGCCGTATCCGACTATCCGGTTCTGCCATAGTGTGTTGGGCTCTGCGGTGCTCACTCCGGTAAGGCTCCGGTGTATCCGAGCGTGCGCAGGTAGCCATCGACGTCGCGGACCCAGTTCATGATCTGGTTGTCATCCGGGTCCGGTGTTGGTATTGGGTTGTGCAATGATGGGAGTGCGTATCGCCTGTTGCCGATGCCCAGGCACACGTACTCTTGCGTGAGTCCGCCTGGGTTGTCTGTGATCCTTCCCCATTCCTGGATGCCTGTGCTCCCCTTGACCTTGATGATCTGATAAACGTGGAAGCCCTCGCCGTTGCTCATCCATCGCAGGATGTTCTTGGTGCTCTGCGTGTTGGTCTGTGCCCTGACGTTGAGCCCTTCCTTATTAACGACCAGGTAGTTTGCCGGGATGATCCAGCTGTCTCCGTCCATCTCAGCCTGCTTTCGGTGGCGCCAGCCAGTAGGCTTTGGTGCGCTCCACCAGCTTGTGTGTCTGGCGGCTGATGGTGATCTGGAGTATGTATTGGAAGATCAGGGTTGCAAACTTAACGATTTCGAGCAGTGCCTTGTCTGCCGATGGGACGTCGACCCTTGGGTAAAACTGCAGCAGCACTGCGACCACGATCAGGGCGATCAGGTTGAGTGCTGCGGATGCTTTGCCTGCGTTGCCTTCGTTGATCACGCCTGCCCATTTGAAGACGTCTATCAAGAGTGCGATCGCTGCGGGTATTCCTACGCTGGCTGCCAGCACGGCCAGTACGATCTCGGTTGTGATGTGCATGGGTTGCTCCTGTTTCTTCCGGCTGCCAAAACAAAAACGGGAACCCTTTTGCGGGGCTCCCGTTGAGAGATAAAAAAATCGAGACGCCTCGCTATCGAGTGTCCCGTTTCTTTGTCTGCCGGACTGTGGGGGTTGGGTCTTACTTGGTCGGGATTATAGCACCAGTTTGGATGCCTGACTCCTTGATCGCTTCGGCTCTGCTCTCGGCGATCACGTATCCGAATCGCCGGTGGATGCTGTTGGCTTCTTTCTCAGCTGCTTCCTTCTCCCCTCGTATGGTCAGCATCGCTGTGCCTGGCTTGTATAAGTAGATTGCTATGGTTTGTTGGTTGGTCATCGTTGTTGTCCGTTTCCTCGCATCTCACGCAGCTCCCCGGCCAGGTCTTCGCTTAGTGCTCGCTCGATCCGGTGCGGGTGATGGTTGTGGAAGGTAATCGTCAGTCTGCCATAGCCTTCCGTCTTCATCTCTTTGCTGCGCTGTGCGATCTTTCTCAGCTCTCGGTCTGTGTAGACTTCTCGGAGTTCTTCCAGTACTCCGGTTGCCTGGGTGAGTGTCGCATTCATCGCGTGCTCCTTTGTGTGTTGATTGGGTTGGGTCTTATCTCGTGACGCAGTTCTCCTTTCTTAGTTTCATTATAAATTCATTTCATCCGGCTGGCGACGTGCAATTTCATTGCGCCAGCCTGGTCAGCTCCTCGTGTAGCTCGGATGTTATCGCCGCCAGGTCGAGGCGATCCTGGTAGTTGAACACGTGCGCGTTGGCTGTGATCATCAGCATCACTTGCGTGGTCCACTTGATCAGTAAGGCTGCCCAGGTTGGTATCATCGGTCCATCCCTCGATAGTCTATTCTGAACTGCCGGTACTCCATCAAGGTCATCCCCACTATATTTCTCTGCTCGTCTTCCGTCTCTACTCCAGACAGCTTGATCATGTACTGGGCTAGGAATTCTTCCTGGTCCGCGGCCTCGGCTGCTTGCAGTAAGTTCAGCGCCAGGTCACGGGCTGATGCTGGATCGATCTGCAGTGGGCGTCCGTCCTTGGGATAGTCCATCTCGATCTCGACGATCCCCTGCCTCGACTTGCTTCCTAGCACCGACTTCACCATGATCTTCTTCAGTCCGTTGCTCATATCTCACCGCCTGTTATTTGGAACGCAGCGAAGACCTGGTGGCTGCACTCCCTCAGCATCATAGCGATGTTTGGGATCGGCATGGCGTTGGGGAAGTTGGTGACGTAGCAGGTGATCGCATACGGCGTGTGCTGGTGCTTGTGTGGGATCACAACTTCTGCCATCGGTGGGTCGTCTATCTCGACGGTGGCTTGGACGTACATCCCGCCTGCGTCGGTTCCGTCTGCATCCGTGATCGTGATCATGCAATAGATGAGCCTGGCTTCCGGCTCTGGTCCGGCTATGATCACGTTGCCTGCCTCATCAAACGTGTACGGGGATAGCTCACCGGCTGCGCTGCGTTGTCGTGCTCGTGCTTCGAGGTTGGCGATCGCTTCCGCTGTGTAATCGTACTTGTGCAAGTGTCCGCATGCCGCGTCGACGCAGCTGTATGGGAAGTGGCATTCGGTCATGTGGCCAAACGCACACCAGAATGATTTCAATCCATCGGCTCCGCACTGGCAGCCTGGGTTGTCTGTGGGTGTTGGGTAGTTCATGCTGCTCTCCTTTACCTGAGCATGATCGTGGCGTCGTTCATGTGCCTGCTTATGATTTTTTGATACTGGTCGACCTCCGCCTTCATTGCTTTGATCAATGCGCGCCAGTGTTCTTCTTCGGTGATGATCCCCTTCTCCATTAGTAACGCGACCAGTGCTCCGTGTTCAACCATCGCCAGGTTGATCCCCACTCGCAGGTGCTTCGGTGTTACTTGTTGCTTATCAAACTGGATCATGTAATCGACGCCCGTTTGTGCGGCGTGGCAAAGTCTCAGGTATTCCTCCTGCAGCTCTCCACCGAGATCGGACTGGGCTTCGCTCCATCCCTGGCGCCAGGCTTCCCTTTTCTCTTTGTCATCGTATGGGTTGTTGTCCGATGGTATCCCGGACCGTTGGGCTTCCCTGCCTGCGTAGTATGCTTGATTTTTCATGGCTTCTCCTTTTGCTTTGGATAATATCTTGATGCAGTCTTCGAGCATGTGCACCACCAGCTCGTTGTTCGATACTGACTTCGCCCATGTGAGCGAGTTGGTTGCGCTCTCCAGCGTGTGCGTTACTTGGTGCCCATAGGACCAGGTCACTTCTGCAAATTCAAACCCGGCCAGTTTGATTTCGTATGTCGGCGGTGCGTTCATGCTGTTCTCCTTATATGTAATGCTTCAGGTTCTGCATCGTGCCGATAGTATAAATCTCCGCCAGCTTCCTGACCACGTCCTGGATCGATCCGTGTGCGCTATCGATTTCCATCTCGCTGCCTGGTCGTCGTTGTGCGCTGATATCTATCAGCTCGTCATTGCCATCTTGTTGAATCACTTGCACGCCTTTGCCATCGATCTCGATCAGCCATCGTGTGATGGGTGTGTCGTTGAGTGTTGCGTAACTTATGAAGTCACGCTGCGTGTCTATCAGTTTGATGCCGGGCAGCTGTGCGAGGATTTCGATGATCTCTTTGAGTCCGGGTGCGTCTAAAACTAATGCCATCATGCTTTGCGTTACGATGGTGATGTTGGTGTTCATTGTAAGTGGCTCCTTCTGATCACTGCTTCATTCGTATCATGGACCATTCGCCGGATCGCTTTCACTCGGCGCTTCAACCAGTCGGGTCGTGTGTCTGGTTGACGTTCCTTCTTCGGCTTGGGTTTGTATTGCTTCATGAAAAGTTTGACGCGTGTGGCTCTCCCTTCTGGAGTTGAATCCGTTGGCTCGATCCCTTTGGTTAGGTTCTCTCGCACGTATCTATGATCGACGTCCAGTCGCCTGGCGATCTCGCGGATGATCTCCCAGGTGTGCAGCTCCCGCTTCACCTGGCGTGCGTATTTCACTAGCTTCTTGTTTGCTTGGGGGTGGAAGTGTAGCCTGTATTTCTTTGCCATTTTAGCTCCATCGATTTTGCCTGTTTGACCACAGGAAGCTCTCTGCCGATCCAGGGTCATTTAGTATGTCCGGGGTCCGATCGCCTTGTGGTGTGGGTGGGACGTGGCGTCCCAGGAACCCATGAGCCTTCCTGTCTTTTCTGGTAGAAACTTGGCGGGTCGGAATTTCGTGCGTGCCTGGAGTGCGTATCCGCACGTGCGTGCGACCTGTCTCTACTTTTACGTGCGGCTCCTGGTTTGGGTGGGGGAGGGGACCCATGGCCACCATCGCCAGTTGTGGTGGTAGGATCCCGCTCCCCCAAGACAGGCTGCTCCTTCAGCCTGGTCCTTCATTGGTTCATCGCATCGGTCAGCTGCTCGATGGTCATCGCATCGATGCGCTTGAGCACTGTCTTGCCGATGTGCGTGTGGACGAATCCGAGGTTGCTGTTCTTGTTGTTGGCTTTCACCAATAGTCCGCGTTTGATCATCTCATCTTTGAGTGATCGGATTTGATCAAGTGAGAATGGCTTGCCCGCTTTGATTGGTGACCATTCAGTTTCGCTTGGTGTCTTGTCTTCATGTATGATGCCGTGTGCGTAAGCCTTCAACTGCTCCGGCGTTGCTGGTAGATCGAACATCATTTGCTGATCGATGTGTCCTTGTGGGGTGACGTTATCGATCTGCACTCGGACCTTGCCGGTCTTCACTTCGCCGACGTGTTTGTCGTTGTTGAGATCGAGCCCGGTCAATCGTTCGATGTCCGTGAGTGTGAGCCATCGGCGTTGCAACATCAGCCAAATGATCACAAAGGTTATCAGTCCGATCCCGATCATCGGCTTGATGTAATCGATGCCGTCAAACAAATAGATGACTCCGGCTGTGGCGATCGCCATGATCAGTGCGGTCAGTGCTGCTTGCACGAATGGCAGCGTTGCTCCGGCGAGCATCGTGTGCAGGAATTGTTTCTCTGCGTAGCTGGTTCGCTGTGTGATCACTGGCGTTTCGTTTCTATAGTCATGCATCCTGCACCGCCTTCACTCGGTTCAGCTCATCGATGTCGACGATGACGGGTTGCACCACTTCGGGCCGGATCGCTGCGATGCTCTGTCCGTTGTCATCGGATCGTGCCGCTGCGGTGGCCAGCACGTAGCTCTGCCGGATTGCGATCGCTCCGGCTACCATCTGTGCTTCAGCTTTGTTGCGTGTGTCCAGCTGCAGTGTGATGCCTGCGTTGATATCCGTGAGTGTGTACTTGCCGCTTCCATTGTATTGAAGCAAGGCCGGGTATTGTCCAGTCTGTGTGTCGATTGGAATCAGGTGCGCAGCCAGCATCGCTTTCTTCGATGCGGCTTCTCCTATTCCGAGTGCGGCCTGGTGTGCACCTCGACCGATGCCAATGATCACAATGCAGAGGGCTATAGTGCCTATCCGAAACGCCCATATGATCATGGTGTTCAGTCCGGCTTCCCACTGCGCTGCAGTCGCGGTTCGGTGTTGCTGCTCCAGCTTCAGTTGTTCCATGTAGATGGCGTGCGCTTCGTCCGCCTGTGCACGTTGCTGCTCGGCTGTGATCGCAGCCTGGTCAGCTTCGCTCCTGATCTGGTACGCCTGGGCTTCCTTGCGTGCGTCTGGTGTGCACCCGGTCAGGAGAATGAACGTGATCGTTGTGAGTGTGATCCACTTGTTCATGCGCTACTCCTTTTTGGTTTTGTTACAATTAAGTCGCTCGCTCTGATGGAGGCTGCTACTCCACCATCAGGGCGAGCTACTGCGTCTTGACAAGTTTACAACTTTTCCCCCATCTCAACAAGTGCCAGTTAAGTCCGGGTCGTCGCTGCGATCGCTGCCATCCACTTGGCGTACTCGCTGCGTGGGTGGACCTTGTATGCATCGATGCACTTGGCGCAGCGTTTGCGGGTCCGGTCCTGAGTCATGCTGCTTGCGTACTTGTCGCCGAGTTTGGTCAGCTCGATCCCGCAGAGCGTGGTCGATCTGCCTGGCTCCGTCATGTGCTCGTCGCCTTCCTTCGTCAGCACACTCTCTCGCTCCCCCAAATCGGACCCCTCGTCTCTCCAGTTCTGTGCGACCACGTATCTCCAGTCGTTGCTCGTGGCGCTCATTCTTCCTCGACAATCTGGAAGATGTATCCGTGTGCTCCGAGTGTGGGACCGTTGTCCTTGATCCACTGCTCGGCTTGTTCTTTGTTCTCAAAGTCTGGCATGCCTTCCATCGTTCTCCATTCACGTTCTTCTGGTTTGTGGATGGCTTTGACCTGGTCTGCCAGCCTGGTCTGTATGGTTGGTGTGTTCATCGCTTTACTCACTTTCTAATTCGAGCCTTGCTCGCTGGTGGTGCTTCTCACAATATCTTGATCCGGCTCTGCGTGGTCCCTTGCAGAACGGTGTCAGCTTGTGCTGTCCTTGGAGTGGTCCGCTCTCGTGGACGTCGGGCAGCTTGTCTTGCCAAATGCAGAAGCCTGTTGACTCTGGTGCGTGGGTGACTTCCGGGGATGTGTAGCGCCAGGTTGGTTGGTCTTCGGCTCCGGTGCACTCATCGCATGCGCAGTTCTCCGTGTGCCCATTGTCCTGGCGCTTCGGCTCCGGCATGTGATCAAGCATTCGGATGATTGCGATCCCGATGTGTCCGCCACCTTTCCAGCGTCCCTCGGCTTGGGCGTAGTCCACGTGTGCCTCGACGTATGTGGCGGTGACCCACTCGCAGGCGAGCAGCTCGTTCCGCTTCCGTCCCACGATGCCGTGTTTCTGCAGTGCCTTGACCGTTGCCTGGTCAGGTATCCGTTCGGCGGGTTCCTGCGCTCCAGGAATCCGTTTGCCGGATTCCTGCTTATTATTATTATTACTTATAGAAGAGACCTGTGGGCTCCCTTGAGTAACAATAATAATAGGGGCTCCAGGAATCCGTTTGCCGGATTCCTGGGCTTCAGGAATCCGTCCCACGGAGTCCTGGAGTTCGGCGCTTCCATTGGTCAGGCTGCGGGTCACCTCTGTGAAAAGCATGGCGCTGCCTGGCACCCATAGCTTGCGTCCGTGTGCGGTTGTCTGCTCGCCGATCATGCTCAGTCTCTCTAGGGTGGGGATGTTGTTGTGGATCGTCTCTAGCTTGAGCCCGGTCCAGGCTTTGATGTCCTTGGCGTCCATCGCTCTAAACCCTGAAAAGAAAAAGGCGAGCACGATCTGCGCTGCTGGTCCCCTCAGTTGTTGTACTAATGATTGCATTGCCTGTTGATCCATCGCTTGTGCTCCTGGTGGTGGCACCACCACTTCCGGTGGTGGCGCCGGCGGTATCGTCGGTTCTGGTGGTGCGGTCCCGGGTGTGGGCCTGCATCGCCATCGCCGGTGGTAGGATCCCGGGTTCTGGTATAATCAATTCAAGACTGCACCTTTGCCTGGGTGTTGCTCCATCGCTTTGACAGACCTGCCTTGCCAGCGGGTCTGTCGCTTTATATCCCCACCCATACAAGAAGAAGAAGTGTCTCGACTACGACTTCGATCGCGGCTGCCCACTGGAGGGCATCCGGGATCGTGTCGGGATCGTTTGTTCTGATCTGGCTTGCGATGATGATGGTGATCACCCTTCCTCCTTCATTGCCTTGACCTGCTGTGCGATCCAGTTGCTGCTCGGCTCCTTGATCTGCTGCTGGTCGTGGTCGATCAGCAGCTGCACGTATAGGCTGTCTGAGATGTCCAGGGCTCGGGCCTTCTTGTGGATGTATCCGCTCGATGCGATGCGTATCGAGTAGTTGGTCCCCTTCTTTTTATCTTCTTGTCGTTTGTCGTAGACCATTCGCTCTCCTATTGGTTGGTTCGTTTGTGCCTGCCGGATTGGTAGGCTTTCACTTCGCCTGTCTCGCGGTCGACGTAGGCGAAGTCGTTCGGGCCTGATGGGACCATTGCATATGTGGCGTGCATGCGGAAGCCTCCCCAAGCTCCAAGCCTGCGCATGTATCGCTTCCCGTATTTCTTCGCGGTCTTCTTGCCACCTTTCCTGCCTGCTTCCACGTGGTGTGTGCTCTTGCTCATCGGGTGCTACTCCTTTTTCTATCTAGGTCTTATCTGATTGTCCGGGGTGGACGGTTGTGATCCCGCTGCTGCTTCTGCTCCGGGCTCAGGTCGAAGAAGATATCGGCTGACGCATCCTTGAGCATCATCTCCAGTGCATCGGCTGCGTCGCCGGTGATGGTGATCTGGTTGCCGCTGTGCATGGTCAGCTTGATCGTCAGTACCATCTGTTGGTCGGCGATGGCTTCCCATGATTCGATGGCCGCCAGGTCGATGCCCTGGTTGACCGATGTCCTTATAAATAGTGCGCGTCGTTCCATTGTGATCCTTTCGTTGATAAGGTACGCAGCGGTCGCGTGGACCGCTGCGTCGTTTCAGTTAGTTGATGGCTCGTCCGTTGATGCAATGTGGGCAGGTCTGCACTCCTTCTCCGTGTGGGTCGATGCCTCTGCCGTTGCAATGCAGGCAGATGCCTTTGGCTGGCGCCAGGTAGCTCTGATCGATCATGTCGATGTCGTCGATCTCTCGCTTCCCATCGGGTGAGCAGATCCGTCCATCGTAGGTGATGTGGGCGACGTGGCTGGTCTGGTGTTCGTAGACTTCTCCGCCTGTCCATAGGTCGGCGGGTACGTCGTGCAGGTCGATCCAGGCTTTGACGATCGTGGCTGCGTCTGCCAGGCTTTCGACCGGCAGTCGGAGTGTCCTGGTCAGCTCGGTGCTCACGGTCACTTCGTATCGTTGGGTTGGTTGGAAGTCGATGGTCGTGGCAGCGATGTCGGTGGTGCTGGTTGTGATGTTCATGGCTGCTCTGTGATCTCGACCAGGTTGTCGAGCGTGGTGACTGTGGTCGTGTTGCCGTCTTGGGTTTCAATCATGATCACGTCATTGTCCTCGTCGACTTCGGTGACCGTGACCCTCGTTCCGGCTTCGATGAGGATGGGTCCGGTGCCTTGTACCATCCAGTAGAATTCTTGCCGGACGTGGTTCTTGATTGTGCACTGGGTGCCTTCGGTGATCATGGCTTCGTTGCTCCGTCGCTGTGTCCGTTGCCGTTGGTGCTGGCAGGGAACTCCTGGCTTAGTGCTGCCATCATTTCCTTGGCGGCTGTGATGGCTGCCTTCTTGCTCCGGGCTCCGACGACTGTCACTTCAACGTTGAAGCCTTTGGTGTTGCGCTCCACCTTCACGTTGTATGTTGTGCGGGTGGGTGCTGCGTGGTGGAGGATGTGCTCGACATCTTCCGGGATCGTGCTCGTGCGTACGTTCATTGGTTGCTACTCCTTTGGGTGGTGAGCAGTTATTCACACTGCTCGGTGATGTGGTATCCCAAGCATCGAGGGCAGGGCGTGGCGGTGGCGGCGATTCCTGTGGCAATGTGCAGGCGCAGTCTTCCCTCGAGCACTCTGATCTGCTCGCTCCGGGTGATGATCGGTGGGACGTTGTTGTCGTCTTCCCACCATGCTATGAAGCTATCCCCTTCGATGTCATAGCATTGCTGCATGAGTTGATCTATCAGTTGCTGTTTGCGCTGCTGCTCTTGTCTGTCCACCCGTAGCTGCTCGTCCAGCAGCCAGTTCGCCTGGTCTGCTCGGTCAGTGCGTGCCGCCTGACCTCTCAATTTGCCGTTTGAGGTGTGTGCCATTGCCTGTGCTCCTTCGCTTGGATTGGTTCCCCTACTATATCAAATTCTTGACAAGTTGTCAAGAATTGTAATGTGTCTGTTAGGTTAGTGGATGGTGTGCCGGTCCAGCAGCAGCTCAATGATGATGTCTCTGAGCCTGCTGTTCTCGTCCCTTAGCCTGGTGCGCTCGTTTGGTTCGGGTGTGGCTCCGTTCCTTCTTTTGATGTGGTCCGTTGACGTCTTCTTGGTTGGCAGCTCTGGCAGTCCCTGGGTTGCGATCCACTTGCTGATCGTGGTTGGATGGATGTTGTACCTGGCGGCGACCGATTTTCTTGACCCTCGCTTCTTTGGATCGATCTGCTTTAGGATGGCGGCGATCTGTTGGTCTGAGTGGTGCTTCCGGTTTGTGGGCATGGGCTCCTCCGTAGTTGTAATAAAAATCGGCGCGATTATACACCAGCTCCAGGAGTGGGCTCGGTCGTCGTCGTATTCGAATCACTATAAAGCTGCTTCTGATGTCCAGTTGAACGCCAGCTTGTTGCCGACTAAGGTCCCTGCGGCGCCGGTGCAGCTCAGGAAGAAGTGATGCCCTGAAACGCTGACCACTGTGGTCGCTGTGCAGTCTGCGGGTGCGGTCGCATCCCTCACTTGTGCGTTGGCTGCGCTTGGATTGTAGATGGTGACTGTGGGCGTGGACAAGAATTTCCTAGCCAAGTATCTTATGGTCGGGCAGTATTGGAGTGCGGCTCCTGCTTTGCCTGCCATGAATTGCATCTCGTATGCGTTGAGCCCTACGGCTGTGGCTGGCTGCCGGTCCACTCCGAAGCTCTTTTCGAAGAACTTCTGCAGCTTGG